GCTCATTAAGAGTACGTCTATAGTCGGGAAAATACTTTTCAATAATCTTCGCCAAAACGGCTTTGTCATAGGTCACACTCTCTTGTGTTAGAATATTCTCCATGCGCTTCATCAACTGCATGGCCATTTTGGCTTTCTCATCATTCTTCAATGCAAAGTCGATGACAGAACAACGAGAATGAATAGCATCAATCAGCTTAGACTTGAAGTTACAAGTGAAAATGAATGTGCAATTCTTGGCAAACTCTTCGATGGCGCCACGCATTGCGGCTTGGGCATCTGGAGTCATATAGTCGGCTTCGTCTAGGATGATGACCTTCTTGCCACCAGTCAGAGATACAGTAGAAGCATAGCCGCGAATGGTAGTTCTCAGAACATCGATACCACGATTTTCAGAGGCATTGATATACAGATGATTGATACCAATCTCATCACACATTGCTTTCGCTACGGTTGTCTTACCGACACCCGCAGAACCAGTCAACATGAGATTAGGGATTTCTTGCTTTTCTACGTATTCTTGAAACGGCCTTTTTAGCCGATCAGGTAGAATACAGTCATCAATAGTCTTCGGGCGGTACTTCTCGACCCACAGGAAGGATTCGTTCGTCAATTTCATTCACCATTTTTTGAATTAGGAGTTTTGCACCTTCACCGCCAAGCTGCTGAACGTAGATCATCTTGGCGGTGACCATCATGTTGGAAGCCAACATTAGCAAGTCTTCAACATTATCGCACATCATGATCTGCCTGTCAATAGGCTTCATGAGTTCGTCCATTCGTGCTATAACATCTTTGGTCATTACTTCTTTTTTCTCCATTGAATACCGAAACATAACCTTTGCATCTTCCGATGAAACCAATTTGGCTCATTGCCTTCAATAGGAGTAAAAACAATAGCGCCAGGCCCAGGACGATCTGCATCACCAAAGAGATAGCATTGCCAATCAGACCGCTTCGGTATACTAGTAACAGACAAATAAACGCTGGTGTTAGCATCAGCGATATAGTCAGAAGGCTTATATTCAAAACCAACCATTACTTCATCACAGCGTCATAGAATTCTTCAAACTGACGGTTCTCTTCCTGCTCTTCAGAATAGTTAGACTTGTAATAGACCTTGGCCATACGGCGAATGATCTTCTTATCCACACCAGTCTTGTCAAAAGCTTCGCTAAGAGCTTCCTTTTGGAAGTCCCTTTCTGCTGCTGCTCTGGTCATGCTATCATTCATTTGATGAATGGCATTCTTCAAGTCTGTCTTCTGAACTTCAGTGAGTGAATTGATACTCACGAAAGGCTTATTGTGCCCGATACCAGCCATATTACTTTGTCTCCAATGCGATGAAATACTTGATCTTGTTCTTAAAGACTCCGCTTGTTGCAACAAACTTGGCAAATGCACCAAGCTGGATTTCAACATCATAATCGCCAGGAACAAGCTTGATGTTATCAACCTTAAACGATGCAACGAAATCTTCGCCAGTGTAATCATTCAGCTTGAATGAAGCTGAATTGGAAGTGTCGTTTGCCTTTTCATGGGTCTGTAAACGAATTTCGCCATTCTTACCAACAACCGAAAGATGAGTGAGGCTGTTCATGGCGGCCAAACGAAGGAGCTTGGACAGAATAGCATTCGTGAGAGTGAAGCTAACATCAGTCTGCTTCAGCTTCAATTCCTTATCAGGCGGAGACACGATAAGATTTGGCGAACATGAGTAATAATTGAAAGCGATATCGCCATCATTCATCATGACGGAATTATCACTGAAAGAAAGATCGGGATTTCCTAGAGTTGACACATTACCAAGGAACTGGTTTAGGTCATAGATGCCGAACTGAGAAGGAATAGTATCTTCAAATTCAGCTTCAACAAGAATAGACTTCTCGGGAGAGATAGTCTTCTGGATATTGCCTTTCTGTAAGACAAGACCAGAATTGATTGCAGAAAAGTTCTTCAAAACACCAAGAGTGTTGTCACTAAGTTTCATAATATAATCTCCAATAATTTAGTTTAGGCGGCTAGTATAGCAGGCTTTTGTGGGCCTGTAAAGACTTTTAGCATGTGACCGATATCAGCTTCAAGCATGGAAATGCTTCCATTATTATCAAGCTGATAATCCATAATCTGGCCTGCCCATGCCCATTCCGAATAGTGGACTTTGTGATGATCTACCATTCTATCTTGAGCAATAGAATCATTTGCGTTTGCTTTCACTGCTTCATCATACCAAACGGGATCTGCACCACGGCAAACACGAACGGCGAAGCCGCCCTTTGACCGCATCCATTCGATCTCATTTGGAAAACGAACATCGGCAATAACTACGTTCTTGTACATTTCCATCTTACGTTCAAGCGCATAGACCCAAACGTCTTTGTGGAATACATCACGACCAGCTTCGGTACCCATCAACTGTAGAGCAAGACGAGGAGAGAAATCATAGCCAAACTTGTTTGACCACCACTCGTCCTTAGTTTCGCGGAAATTACGGCTCTCATCCGTATCACCCTCAAGAAGAGACCGCTGCCATCCGAAGATGGCAGCAGTTGCGTCCTTGACAGCATCGGCGAATGATAGCTTTACGAAGCCATGCTTCTCAACCAGGATATCAGCAGCAGTGCCTTTACCTGATCCGATAAAACCAATAACGCCTATGATCATTATAGATTTCCTGTAAGCTCTGCGATCTTTGGCATGTTGCCAGAGAAAGCATATGTTCCCATATGTGTGGTTCTCATCCAAGGGCATAACCAAATCGAACCGCCAATCTTTCTCCAGTACTGACAGAACATGTAGTCTTCGGAAAGATAACGATGAGAAGAGTTGACTTCCTTGTCAAGTAGTTCTTTTGCTAGAGCTTCAACATTCTCACCTCGCGCGGCAGCTTCCATCATGTCATGCACCTTATCGAAAGGTTCACCACGATCAATCACGGTGTCAAAGTATGCATGAATGTAGCGAGTGCCGTCGAAATGGGCCTGACCAACGTGGTCTGGCTTGTATGTGAGAGTTGGATAAGCTTCCTTAAACTTATCAAATACCTGACGCTTAACTAGCATGTAGCCAGTACCAATTTCCATAACCTCAAGAGGTTCTGTTACGCGGAAAGACTTTGTGCCAGGAACTGGATTGAAAACATAGTCACCAGTTAGAGTATCAAGTTCACCAGCATTCATTGTAGGATTCTTTGTGAGTGCTAGTGCGATATTGCGCCAGTTGATTGACTTCTTGGGATATGGTGCACCAATAACGTCCTTATCAAGGGCGATTAATGCAAGAACATCTTGAGGATCAAAACAGATATCCGAGTCAATGAAGAGAAGATGGGTAAAATCAGAACGCAAGAATTCATCTACGAGATAGTTTCTTGCGCGAGTAATTAGGGATTCATTGAATAGAAAAGAGAAGCGAACATCAATGCCGTACTGTACACACATGCCTTGTAAATCAAGAGATGCCTTCGAATACATTCCGTGACACTGACCGCCATACATTGGCGTAGCTACGAATAGCTTACACTTTCTTAAATCTTCAACTTTGACCTGTAATTGCATCATTTAAAACTCCATAATAAAAAAAGAGGGAAGAACACCAGTATATAGTATTCTTCCCACTTGATTTTGTTAATTAGGCAGCGAAACGATAAAACATCTTGCGCTTGCCGTTGACCTTGCGATAGTTGCTGTAAATCGTATGGCCTTCCATAGTGCGAAGGTCGTATACGCGCTTACTAACGCTAGACTTAGGAACTCCAGCCAGACGAGCAATCTGAGCAACAGTGATACCTGCGCCCTTTGTGTTCTGACGGAGTACCTTGGCAATCTTACGAATCTGAGACATTCACTTCTCCATAATATTATTAGACTGACTTTGGTGAGAGAGACAGGCAATACGAGCAGTCTTTTACCGTATTGCCTGGATTATATACTAGATTTGATCTAGTGTCAACTTGTTTTTAGAGGGCAACCTCTTCATTGTCAACAATCTTGGTGATTGTTTCATCTTCAGCCGGCTTCGGGTTGATAGTTTCGTCAAGCTTCATGTAGAGGTCCATAAAGCCGTTCTTAGTATCAACATCAAAGCGGTTCAGACAGAGCTTGATTGCCTTCTCACGATCCTGACCGAAGATGACAAAGGCTTCGCAAATGTGAACCAGACGGCGGGTCGAGATGATATCGGAGACCGCACCATCGTAGAACGCCTTACGGATCATGTCGGCCCAGTTGACCAGCTTGTTAGCAAAGTCCTTGTCTTCAATGCCAGAAGCACCGAGAACATTGTTCAGGATCTTGGCTTCGGTCTTGAGCGGCGGATATTCCTGCTCAAACGTGATAGAGAAACGTTCAAGGAAAGCTTCGTTCATCACGTTAGTACCGATGAAGCGACCGTCATCAGAACCCTTACCCTTAGTGTTAGCCGTAGCAAGGATGTTGAAGCCAGGAGCCGGAGTCACCACGCGGTTGATCTTCTTGAGATAGATCGGCTTACCTTCAAGCACAGGCTGAAGACACATAAGCTTGGCATCGC